GGTATTAGTAGAACAACACGAAGCCATAAACAGAGAGCCGATCTTGTGAAAGCAGGCTATCCTGAAATGGCTGACACTTCTGATCTTAAGAAAAATGTACTTCCTGCTAGACCTTTTATTGGGTTAGGTGAAGAAGCACGATTTGAGGTTTTGGAAGCGTGGGAAGCGTGGTTTCAAGCAGGTATATTTGGTCTAATTACTCAAGGAAGAGCATATGTTTTAGGAACTCTCTTTCCAGTGATTGGCAGACTACGTACTGGACAGCCAATTGCTAGAACTCCAAGAGGCCCACGCTTTGCTACGTTTTCTCTGCGTCGCTAAATGGCACATTATACTGAAATCGAGGAAGTGCTCGATTTTGTACATAATGTACTCGATACAAACAAGGTAGCTCTAGGTCTTGGCTATGTAGCCTATGGTACTGAAGAACTTTTACCACAGTATCCGGCTGCTGTTGTTACACCAGGGCCACAGCAAACGAGTTTACACGCTACGCGACAATTTAGAAATGATTTTGTACTCGAAATTTGGGTACTTCATGCTAAATTATCGATCAGTAGACGTGAGCGGACTAAAGAAGATTTAGAGTTGGTAACAGCGATTAAGAACAAGTTACACGAAGATAAAACGCTCAGTGGAAACGTTGTATTTGGACAAGTAACAGCACGAACACCTAGCGTTATTTATGTTCGTGAAGGAAGCGATCCTGTAGTAACAACAAGGATGGCATGGCAAGGTTTCGGATTGGAGGTATGGAGTGGCGTATAAACTAACGTTTAGTCATCCTGACTTTCCATTTGGAAAGCGGTTTGGCCTAACGGGGTTAGGTTCAGTTGAGAACGGAAAAGCAATGATAGTTAATGAAGAACTAGCTCGTCGTTTTCAGATCAGAATGGGAAAGCCACTAACGGAACACTTCGAGGGGAATGGAATGGTTAAAATCGAAGTAATTAAGGGCGGGGGTGATACGTAATGCCCGCAGGTTTGGGTGGTGCTGGTTGGCTTGCAATTATCTTTGAAGCCACAATGGGTACGTATCTTGCACCTACTGAAGTAGGTACAGTATGGGTACCTATTCTCGATGAATCACTGGCGTATCAGGAGGATAAGTATTACTCTCCGCAGATTCGCCAGCAGACAATCGTTTCTGAACAGAAGCAGAGCTATTACAGTGTTGCTGGTGATGTACGTTGGGAAGTTGATCCCAACTTCCTTCCATACTTCCTGTATTGCTCACGTCATACGCCCGACAAGTCCGGTGATGGTACGCCATATACTTACGAGTTCGTACCTTCGCAGGCTGGATCAGCAGCTATAACTGCTGGTAGCTCGGGTGCTAAGACGGCGAGTATCACTGTTGTACGTAATGGTATTGGTTTCGGTTACGCTGGTTGCGTACTCGGTGGTTACTCGTTCTCGGTAGAAGAAGGTGTGCTCATTATGACTATGAACATTCTTGGTCTTAGTGAGGAAACTCCCGGTGGTCTAGGATCACCTGCATGGACTGACCCTGAAATCTTCGGGGCAGACGCGCATTCGATTTATCTTGACACGGCGGGAGTCGCTCCGGCATTTGCGGGAGCAGTTGAAACTAACTTCAACGGATTCGAGTTCTCTGTTGATTTCAATGCGGAAGCTCAGAATCGTATTCGTGCTGATCGTGAAGCTTCATACATCAGTTATGGTGAAACGTTGCCAACACTCACTACGGAGCTTGATTTCGAGGACAAGACTGAGTATAACAACTTCAAGGCTAGCGCGAAGAAGGCAGTTCGTTTCCGTTCGAGCAATGATGCTAACAATCGTGTGACTATTGATATGTACAATATGTCCTACGATGAATACAATGTAGCACTAGGTGGAATGGGCGATTTGATCATGGCAGGCGTAACAATGCGTGCCTTGGGAATCGCCGGCGGTGATCCTTACGAGATTACTGTTGATACTACTGCTGATATTGCAGGCGTTTCGTAAGTAAGTACGCGAGAAAGGAGAAAAAGCAATGGGTGTGTTTAAAGTGGAAGTGCAGGCAGTTGGCGCTCACGGATGCGAACGGCATTTTGGTGATGGTAGTACCGTTATCGGCTGTGAGCGCCATAACTGTCCTGATTGCATTACACGCGAGTTTGTTCGCAGGCTAAAGCGTGCGGGGTGTAGTATTGACATTGCACTACTGACACATTGGCCTGGTTCTGAGCAAGAAGTTAATGACAACCTGCTTACGGGTGTTCGTTCAGGTAATTTCTAAAAATTTGAAAAGGAGCTAAAAATGCCGAAAGCAACAATTTCACTCGATGCACAAAAGCATGATCTGAAGTCACTTAAGGGCGGTTTTGTTAGTTTGCGGCCTTTGCCATACGGCAAGATACTTGAGCGTCGTGATGGTGCTACCAAGATGATCATGGAGCAGACTAAAGGACGTACTGCTGATTCACGTATGATCATGGAAATGGCACAAGAATGGTCTAGGTGGTTTGAGTTTAGAGAGTGTATTGTAGAGCACAATCTTGAGGATGATGCTGGTGCAACACTTGATTTCAATATCAAAGCTAATCTGTTTAGACTCGATCCTAAGATTGGGCAGGAAATTGAGCGCCTTATTGACGAACTCAATATGGACGTTGAGGAGGCTGAGCAGCTTGAAACTTTTACGAAATCGCTGTCAGGCTCTTCACTGGCGGAAGTCCCGCCAAAGGAAGCGACCCTGACCAAGCCAACGACGTAGCGCGCTGGATACGCATTACGTTACTGTGTGAAGCATTTGGTTGTTTACCAGGGCCAGGTGCTTTATTTCAGAAGCATCCGATACACATAGCTAAAATGACTAAAGTGCTTGAAGCACGAGCCGAAGCGGAAAGCATTGAACGCAAGAAGCTAGAAGCACAAGCGAAAGCTAAGAGTAGAAGATAGTGACCATTTACGAGCTATACCTAATCTTAAAGGTACTTAATGGCTTTTAGAGGCTACGATATGTTCCTGATCCTGCGCGGCCAGAACTACGCTTCTGGCGCAATTCGCTCTGTAGAGCGAGATATGCAGCGCCTTGGTCGAACATCAGGTGTAGCAGGTAGGCAAATGACCGCAGGCTCAATGATGGCACAAAGAGCTTGGATGCGCGTAGGTATTGGTAGTTCAATTCTGCGTGATGTAGGTCGTCAGGCAAGAATGGCTGGTATTATGACCGGCGCAGGATTAGGTGTAGCTGCTAAGAGTGCTATTGATTGGGAACGTGACGTTACGCGCGTTGCTACACAGACAGGTAAAGTTGGCACTAGTATGGTTACGGTAGCCAAGAATGCTGAATTCCTGTCTGATGCTCTACTTGATGTAGCCGCAGACAGTACATCATCGCTAGCTCAAGTAAATGAAGCTGCCTATGACTTGTTCTCCACGTTCGATCAACTGAGTGAATCCGGCGGCTTGCGTGGGCTGAAAACCGGCGTTAAGATGCTCAAGTTAATGAGCGATGCTTCTGTTGCAGGACGTACTGATATTGAGCAGGTAACAAACGGTGTAGTTGCAGTAATGACAGCCTGGGAATCAGGCCGTCACAAGATACCTCTGAGTGTCAAGGGTATCAATCAGGCACTCAATACACTCTTTGCCGCTGTCCGCTTCGGTCGTATGGACTTCGGTGAGTTTACAAATATGTTAGGTACGACAGCACCAGCAGCTAAAGCCGCAGGTCAGTCTCTTGAAACAATGGCTGGTACTGTGGCATTCTTGTCTAGACCGCTCGGTATTAACAAAGCAGCTATTGGCTTTGCGCGCTTGAGTGAAATGTTTGGGCGTAAGAAGTTCGTTGAAGGTACAAAAGCTATTGGTATCCAAATTGCTGATGCTAGTGGCAAGTTTTTGCGCTTTGACAAAATTGTTGAAAATATTGTACGAAAAAGACCCGACATACTTAAGAGTGATGTAGCACTATTGCAGTTCTTCAAGGATATGAGCGGTACTGAGGGTACGATTCAGATGCGTAGAGCTTTCGTATTTTTGGCACGCGATCTTAAGCGGTATAGGGAAGTGCTCGGACTAGTTAGAGGCGACCAAAATGAGTTTAATCGCTCATTAGGCGCTATGTCTAAGCAGCCCGCTGTTAGGTGGGAAAAATTCCTAAACAAACTCCGTACTGGCTTCATTCGATTAGGCAAGGAAGCCGTACCTGAAATTCTCAAAGTCACAGAACCTCTACAAAAGGTTATAGACTGGTTTGGTAAGCTCGATGCTGCAACTCGCAAGAGCATCGCGCATTGGGCTGTCTATGGTACAGCTTTGCTATTAGTAGGCGGTACACTAGCTGCGCTCGTTGGTGGTATGCTCAACGTTATAGCTCTCTTTGGGCAAGCGCGCATTCTGCTGCCTATAGTGCTCGGCATCATGCTTGCGCTAGGTGCTGCTTCTCGTGATAATGCACACGCGGCCGCTATTATGCATGATGGCTTCGAGAAAGCGTTTAACGGCATATATAAGTTGATCAGCAAGTTAGCGCAAGCATTCTTGCACGTTCTGCCCGCTGCTATTAGCGGTTTCGCCGATTTTGCTGTAAGTAATATTAGGAACTTTATACTAGCAACAGGTTTAGCTACTGCTGCTGTACTACGCTTGAGTAAGGTTATGGTCGGTTCTTTTGCTATACAAAAAGGCGTTCTTGGTCTAATGGCTGCTAGTGCTGTGGGTGGCTTTCTTACGAGAGGCAATACGGCTCAAATAGCTGCGAGAGAGGCTGAAAAGCAGGCTGTCCGTAGCACAATAGTTAATGCTGGTTTGTCTAGTGGATGGCGAAAAGCAGAAGTAGCTGCTCTTGGTGCTGCTGCTAGTATTTCGTTACAAGCAAAAGCTGTACGTGGTCTTAGAGAAGCTGTAGAGAAGGGTAAAATAACTCAGGCTGCTGCTACTCGTGCAACTGCAAATGCTATGCTAACTCAAAGACGTGCCGCTAATTTCAATGCAAAATATAGTAAAAGTCTTTCTAATATGGGTAAAGCAGGTTTACTTGCTGAACGTAGTGCTCTTAGATTAGCTGCGGGTGGAGCTAAAGCTCGCGGTGTTCTAAAGGGCGTTGGTTTGGCTGCTATGATGCTACCTGGGCCGCTTAAGCTTGCTATTCCTATAATTGCTGCTGTAGGCGCTGGCTTGTTCTTAATGGGTAGGCGCGCTGCTGCTGCCAGAGCACGTTTGGAAGAGCTTAAGGATACTGCTGCTACAGCAGCTAATGATATGAACATATTTAATACAGCAGTAAAAGTATTTG